GCGCGAGAAGATCCTGTCCCACCCGAAGGTCAAGGAGAAGGCGGATGCCATCCGCGCCGCGCGGGAGGCGGCCGAAGGCGAGCTGGACTTTGCCGACCTGGCGTAAGGGGCTCCCTACCCCCGCAACCTTGGGCGGCCGAGTGCCGCCTTTTTTTGTCTGCGCGCTTTGTGGGGCCTCGCCTGTTGGGATTAGAGGATTCTACAGGCAGTCGGCAAAAGTAGGGATAAAGGATACGCCTCTGCCGTAGGCTTGTACGACTGGCACCGCCTACCCGGCTGTGCTATAATATCGGTGAAGTCGCAGGATGGGCCTGTGACAAAAACGGAGGAACCAACCAATGGCAAAACGCACAGTGAGCCTTAAGGTGGATCAAGAGAATGGCCGGATCGTCTTCTCGGCCGGCCCCGTGGTGCAGCTGCCGGCGTACCACGACATCCCCGAGAGCATTAGGCACAGGCTGTGGAACGCTGCAGTGGCGGACTTTTTGCAGTCCCGCACGTCCCAGCTTTCCAAGGCTGGGGCGGAGGCCCGGGCGCGGGGCATGAAGGAAGTTATCGCCCTGTGGAAGGGCGGTGAATGGGCATCCCCGCGTGCGGCCGGTGCGCCTACGGTCCGCGTCGAGGTGGAGGCCCTTGCCCGCCACTACAAGACGTCCGTCGCCGCCGTGCAGCGCAAGTTGCGCGACCTGCCGGAGGAACGGCGGGAAGCGCTGTTCAACTCCCCGCAGATTCAGCGCTTGGCGGAGAAGATCCGCAAAGAGCGCCAAGCCGCCGAAGGCGCGGATCTGGACTTTGGGGATCTGTTGGAGGCGTGATCCCCTCTTGGCCGGGCCGGGGACGCCACGGACTGGCATCCCTGTCCCGGCTGTGCTATAATTCAGACATGAAGTCCCGGGTGGTCCGGGACAGCCCAAAGGAGGCAGATATGGACAGCCTTAGGCAGGTCGCGCGCGAGTACGCGCTGTCGTGCTATGCCCGCAGGTTTTATACCTGCGGGGGTGTTGAAGTGGGGATCTTGTTGCTCCGCGACGAGATCCCCACGCCGCCGTGGGCGTGTGACGGGGCGGCGGTACTCCGCCGCCTATACACCGACCGCTTCTTGGCGGTCACCGCTACCGCCCGGCGGGACTGGGGCCTGCCGGACGCCTTCGCCATCCCGGTCCCGGATATACCGGGTTGGCGAGTTCGGCATTCGCTGGTCGATTACGACCAGCACGGTAGCAGTTATAGTGCTATGCGGGACGTTTGGACATACGTCCCGCTATAGCCCCTGCCCGTCCCACCCCCTCCCCTTTGCCCCGCCTCAGCGCGGGGCTTTTTTTTTGTCCCCTTGGTTTTGCTTTTGGCCGGGTGGGGATCCGTAGGCCCTGCCATCCAGGCCCCCGCCCGACCCCCCATCGGCCCCCCGGCCGGCCGGCCTTTGAGACCCCTCACGGTAATTTACCTCGATTTTCCAACTCAGCCCCCAAGTCCGGACCACCTAGCGCCCCGCACCCCCACCCTCTATTATATACTCATGCCATCGCGCCTACACGAAGCTCTCGCCGACGCCCTGCTCGCGAATCCCAGCGCGCGCCAGCGCGACATCGCGAAGCAACTTGGCGTAACAGAGGCGTGGCTGAGCACGGTGAAGAACTCCGACGCCTTCAAAGCCTATTATGAGAAGCGGAGAAAGGAGTTCAACGAAAAGCTACATGAGGCCACGGTGGCGAAGCTCTACGCAACCGCCATCGAAGCCGCGCAAAGAGTCCTAGAGGCGGTGGGGGACGAGGATTGTCCTGCGGATTTTGCTCTCGAAGCGCTCGACACCAGCTTGAAGCGACTAGGCTACGGCGCGGGCGGCACGAGTGTGGTTATTGATAATTCAACGACGCAGCTTGGAGTAGCTGTCGTGGATAGGGGCATTCTGGAGGAGGCAAGAAGGAGAATGCTTAATGGAGTGGCGGAAAATCGGCCCGCTGCGCTGGGCGGAAGTAGCGGAGCCGCCAGACTTCTCGAGGCGGAGCCCGAGGCCGATCGGGGTGAAGGGGAAGGGGATCAGGTACGAGCGCCAGGCGCACCAGTATCTGATTAAGAAATTTGGCACGGGCTATGCGCCAGGAGTCTGGTTCAGGTATCTTGAGGAAGGTGCAACTAAGCCGCGCTTCTGTCAGACTGATGGAATTTGGATTGATCCAAAGGCAGGCCGAATCGTAATTATCGAGATCAAGCTCCGGCATACGAGCGTTGCGTGGTTTCAGCTAAATGAGCAATACTATCCAATCATCCGCCACCTATTTCCGGAGAGTATGTGGAAGATTGGATTATGCGAGGTCGTTGCATGGTATGCGCCTAATGTGCCAATCCCCGGGACGGTGAAGTTGCTATCCGACCCCCGGAAGGCCCTCCCCGGCGCATACGGAGTCCATATATGGAACCCGCGGTACAAGAAATAGACCTCCGTGAGGCGGCCGTCCTAGGGGCGACGGACGGGGTCTTATTCTCCCACGTCTTTTTCCCGAAGACCTACCGCGTGCCAAGTCCCCCCATGCACTACGAGATGTGGGATAGTTTTCTTACGCCCGACCGCCGGTTTATTTCCTTCCAAGTATTCCGCGGCGGCGCTAAGACGACAATCTGCCGCACGAATATCGCACACCGAGTCGCCTACGCAATCTCGCGGACGATTCTCAATATCGGCAAATCCGAGGACGCGGCCTCTAAGACAATCCAATGGCTGAAGCGGCAGGTCGAGCACAATACCCGCTACGCGTCGACCTTTGGGCTCCGGCCGGGGAATAAGTGGACGGAGACGGATATAGAGATTGTGCATGAGGTCGAGGGGATTACGATCCGTTGTATTGGGATGGGCATAACTGGCTCCGTCCGCGGTCTCAATATCGACGACCACCGGCCGGATTTCATCATCTTGGATGACGTGTTGGATGAGGAGAATTGCGCCACTCCCGAGCAGCGGCGGAAGGTGACGGAGAAGATCTTCGGCGCGGTGGAGAAGAGCCTCGCCCGCCCCGCGGATAATCCACGGGCGCAAATGGTAATGCTCCAGACCCCCATCGACGTCGATGATGCAAGCGAACTCACCATGCAGGATCCCGAGTGGCATCCGGTGAGGTTTGGATGCTTCGATGAGGATGGGGAATCCCGCTGGCCCGCGCTCTTCCCGACGGAAGAACTACGGAAGCAGAAAGAGAGCGCCATCGCCCGCAATATGCTGTCCATTTGGATGCGGGAGATGGAGTGTAAGGTTGTCGCTGATGAGAAGCGGTACTTCCGCCCATGGTGGCTCAGTGAGTGGACCACTCGACCCGAAGTCGGCTTCCTTGCGGTGCTGGCGGTTGACCCGTCGCCGCCGAAGGATGAGGAGCCGGAGAAGCGCAAGACGAAGGATCCGGACCCCGAGGTGCTATCCGTTGTTGGGATTGTCGGCGGGAAGCTCATGGTCCTAGAGACGGTTGTGATTCAGGATCCTAATCCCGCCGTCACCCTTACGACGATGCGCAGTCTGATGCTTAAGTGGCGCGTGAAGGCGATTGGGGTAGAGACTGTCGCCTATCAGGCTACTCTGAAGTGGCTCATCGATGAGAAGATTCGGCGCGGCGATTTGCCGGCTGTTCCGGTCTATAAGATTGACGACAAGCGGAAGAAGACGAAGCGCATTCGCCACACCTTTACAAGTGCCATTGAGGAGTTCGGCACCATTTATATCCATCGGACGATGGAGACCTTTCGGCAGCAGTTTGAGGACTACCCGGATGTGAAGCACGATGACGTCCTGGATTCCGTCGCAATTGGGATTCAGACGCTCGAGCGGTATAGGAATCTGACCTACGACGAAGACGGGAATGTGCTCGAAGAGGGCTTTACTGATCTCTTCGACGCGAAGATGGATACGAGTATTTACGCAGCGCCATGAATGTCGAATTGCCATATGGCTCCAAGCGGCACGCCCGCGTGTTGAAGGAGCTCTGTACGCGGCGGGACTACGCTGAGCGGCACATGACGGAATATTATTCCGAGCTTGCCCAGGCGGAGGACGATGCGAATTTCTATATTAAGGAGACGGAAGGGGACGCGCTGCGGCGGGTAGCTAGGGATGCTGGGCGGCCGCAATATACCACTATTGTGGTCCCGTACTCGTATGCTCTTATGCTCACCGCGCATAGCTACTTTGTGAGCGTGTTCTTGGGGCGGAATCCTGTGCATCAGTTCTCTGGCCGGAATTCGGATGGACAGCAGGGCGTCCTTCCGTTGGAGGCCATTATCGACTACCAGGTCCGCGTTGGGCGGCATGTTGCGCCGTATATTATTTGGCTGCTGGATGCCTGTAAGTATGGCATCGGGATCCTGGGTGTCGACTGGCGGGAGGATCGCGGAAAGGCCGTCTCCTATGAGGAGGTGGAAGAGACGATATTTGGCATCCCGACGGGGAGGAAGAAGAAAGTCAAAGTCGTCGAGGAGACGGTAAATTTCCTCGGAAATGGGGTCTTTAACATTCGGCCGCAGGATGCGTACCCAGATCCGCGCGTTGCGCTGTCGGACTATCAAAGCGGGGAGTTCTTCGGGCATCGGATTGAATTGCTTTGGCATCAGTTCCTCGCCGGAGTGGAGAGTGGGAAGTACATTAATGAGGAGGTGATGCGGAAGCTGTACTTGGGCGGCGTGAGGAAGCGGCGGGATGAGAGTTCCTTGCGCCTCCCTGACACAACTGATGCCTATGTGGCGTCGAAGAAGGCCCTCGCGCCCTTCGAGGGATTTCAAATGGAGGTAGAGATTATCCCGCGGGAATGGGGACTGGATGGCTCGACGGAGCTGGAGCGCTGGGTCTTCACCGTTATTGCGGACGAGGTTGTGATTCAGGCGCGGCCTTGTGGAGCGCTGCATGGGAAGTTCCACTACTGTGTGCTTGAAGTGGATTTGGAGGGGTATGGGTTTAAGAAGCGCGGGCTGATGGAGATCGGCAAGCCCCTCAATCACACGATGACGTGGTTGTTGAATAGCCACTTCCACAATGTCAGAAAGACCCTCAATAATGAGTTCATTGTGGATACGGGGCTGATTAATGTGGCGGATTTGAAGAACCCCAATCCTGGCCGCTTCATTCGTGCGAAGGCTTTTGCCATGGGGGCGCGGCTGAGTGATGCTATTCAGCAGCTTACTACTGTCGATGTGACCAGGACGCATATAAGCGACATGCAGCTTATTGCGACCTTTATGCAGCAGCTCCTTGGAGTGTCAGATTGGTTTACCGGCGGCCCGCCAACTCGGAGCTCGCGTAGGACGGCCACTGAAGTGCGGACGAATTCCACTGGCAGTATGACTCGGATGCAGACCGCCGCGCTGTATCAGAGCTCGCTAGGGTGGGAGTTGCTGGCGCAGATCCTCGTCCAAAATACGCAGCAATACATGGATGAGGAGTTGCAGCTGCGCGTCGCGGGGGATGCTGTTGGGGCTGAGCAATTCATCCGCGTATCGCCGGAGGATATTGCCGGGTTCTTCGATTATGTGCCGGCCGATCCCAGTGCGCCGCCGGATAAATTCGCAATGGCGAATCTTTGGAGGGAGTTTCTGAAGGATATTATTGCCGTGCCCGGCCTGGCGCAGGGATGGGATTTGAATAAGATTGTGAGCTATGTCATGCAGCTCGCGGGGGCGAAGAATGTCAATCAGTTTCGCATCCAGGTGATGGATGATGAGGATGTCATCCGTCAGGCGATGATGGGGAACTTAGAGCCAATAGGAGGTCGTGGTGGAGGAAATACCGGAGTTCAATCTGCTGGAAACCTACAGCCGGGAAGAGCTGTATCAGTTGAGGAAGGAGCTGGCGAGCCTGGACAAATCCCTGGTATGGGATCTACTGGTTAAGACATGCAACTCGAGCGTCTTTTTCTTAGTGCAGCGGCTTGCGGCGCCCGCCGATACTCAGGACGGGCTTATAAAGAAGGAGCATCTGGCGGGGAAGGCGACGGCGTATTCGGCAATCGCTGGGTTGCCCGAGGTGTGGAATGAGATGCTTAATGAAGTTTTGAAGGAGGAAGAAGATGGCTGAGGAAGCTATGGAGAAGAATGTGAACCCGATGCCGGGGGAAACTGCCGCCGGAAGTGGTGGCTCAGGTGGGATCGATTGGAACGCGGTCCTGGCTGACTTCGAAGGTGAGGAGGAATCGGCGCTGGAGAGTGAGGAGGGCGCTGAGGAGGAGACCACTTCGGAGGAGGCCGAAGAAGAGACGTCCACGAGTGAGCAGGACGAAAGCGAGGAAGGCGAAGAGGAGGGCGATGGAGGCGAAGATGAAGGTGCCTCCGAGGCCCAGTCTTCGGCGGAGGAAGAATCCGCGGAAGCCGATGCGGCGAAAGAGTCCTACGAGACGAGGCTTACTCCGGAGAAGATTGAGGAGAAGCTGGCGGAGGAGCGCAAGAAGCTCGTCGCTGAGTTGGAGAAGCGGTTTGCTATCTCTGAGGAGGAAGCTGAGGAGCTGATTGCAGAGCCGCAGAAGGTTTTGCCGCGCTTCAAAGCGCAGCTTATGGTGGAGTTGTACGAGAATCTACTGCGTGCCGTTCACACGACCGTGCCGGCGATTGTCGATTCCGTCCAGCAGTATCGGAGCCAGGCGGATGAGTACGAGCGGGCGTTCTTTGAGCGGTGGCCGGAGCTGAAGGATGAGAAGTATCAGGATGCGCTCTTGCGGATGGCGACTGCCTACCGGCAGGCGAATCCTGATGCGAGCCCCGAGGACTTTATTGAGGAAGTCGGGGCGCAGGCGATGGTCAGGTTCAAGATCACGCCCAAGGGCGGCGGCGAGGAGCGGCTGCCTGAAGGGAAGCGGAAGATGCGGGATGTTGAAAAGACCCCGCCTTCGCGACCGAAGGGCGGCGCTCAGCCTGGAAAGGTGAAGCGGACGCAGGTAGAGGAGTTCTTTGAGGAAATCACTGCGCTTGATGAGGAGGGATAAGAGATGCCTGCTGTAACTGGACTGAGAGGAACTGGAGACTGGGGGCCTGACGAGCGGCCCAAGAACTTCCGTGAGATGATCCTGTGGCTGAATCCGAATGGGGATGCACCGCTACAGGCGCTCATGTCGAAGATGCGGAAGGAATCCACGGATGACCCTGAGTTTTCGTGGTGGGAAGAGACGAATGTCGTGTGGCGGGGTGCCATCAATAATGGTGCGGGCTACACGGCGACGGACACCACGCTGACCATCGATACGGCGGATGCCTTGGAGCTGAAGAAGGGCGACCTGCTGCTGGTCGAGACGGCGGAGGACACCGCGTATAGCGCGGAGATTATGGAGATCGCAAGTGATCCGACCTCCAGCACGTCGATCACCGTCACGCGGGGTGTCGCTGGGTCAACGGCGGCTGCGCTGCCGGATAACACCTTCCTGACGAAGATCGGCAATGCGAACGAGGAAGGCAGCCGCGCGCCCACCGCGACGAGTCGGAATCCGACGAAGCAGTTTAACTACACTGAGATTCAGAAGGATTCCTACTCAATCACTGGCACCGCCGAGGTGACGAAGGCGCGTACTGGGGATCCGGTGAAGAACGACAAGAAGCGGAAGATGTTCGACCATTTCGCCGCTCTTGAGTTCACTTCGATCTTCGGGAAGCGCTTCGAGACCACCGGCGCCAATGGGAAGCCCAAGCGGTACTCGGGCGGGCTGATGTACTTCCTCGCAGATGCGGCGACCAATCGCGGGATCACTTCAGCGATGCAGATTTGGGGTGCCGCGGCGACGGAAGACACCTTCATCGACGCCATCGCCCCGATGTTCGACTATCGGACGGATGATGGGAATGTCGACACCCGAATCGTGCTGTGCGGGAATGGGTTCCTGACCAACCTGAACAAGCTGGTGAGGAACAGTGCCAGTACGCGGATTCAGTACGATGGGAAGATCGACTTCTACGGGCTGAGTCTGCGGCAGTTCACCATCCCGCAGGGAACGCTGTACCTGAAGACCCATCCGCTGTTCAACCAGCATGGGCGGTACACGAACTCGGCGCTGTTCATCAACCCGAGTGCGATTCGGTGGCGGTACATGAATGGACGCGATACCAAGTTCAAGGACAATGTGCAGCTGCCGGACGAGGACGCGCGTAGGGGGTATTGGCTCACCGAAGGTGGGATCGAGGTCAACTACGCTCGGACCATGCAGTACCAGGGCAACTTCCAGATCTAAGGAGGGAGTGTGGCCGTTTGGGAGGGCTTCGGCCCTCCCGCCTTTTAACCAGATGAACGACTATATCATCTTTAGGAAGAATCCACTTGGCCTCCCGATTGGGACGAGGCTGGAGCTGACGGACTATGGATTTGAGAAGGTCATTTGTCGGCAAGTCGATGGGAGGAGTGTCGGTGTGGGGTACTATGGGATTGTGTACCCGACTGAGGCACTTGCGGACTACGTTGTGAAGATTTGCAACGAAGGGTTTGATGAGAGGGCGTTTCTGAAGACCTATAGGAGGAGGACGCTTGAGGTAAAGCTGACGGAGGAAGAGGCGTCCTTTGACCCGGAGGAGTTTGGGTATCGGGAGCCTAGTAGGGAGGTGTAACGGGGGCCGATATCGTAAGTGGTATTGGGGGCTAACTAGAGGAGGTGCGAAATGGGCTGCAAAAAACATCGTAAGAAGGGCAAGATGCCGCCGAGGCGGAAGTAAGAAGTGGCTGGACCGACGATAGAAGGCACCTACACCGCTACGGCAAGCGGTGTTGAGACGTGGGACATCACGGGTGTCGTCATACCCTCTGGTCTCACGGACGGCCTTCTCATCGTCGGTAACAGCTACGAGTATGGTAACAACGGAAACGAGTCCAATGTTACTGGAGTGCAGATAGATCCTGGTGGGGCAAATCAGGCGGATTTTACCAAGATCAATAACGCGTCTGTCTTTGGATCGTATGGGAACGAGGCAAGCCTGTGGTACTTGGCCGATGCGAATATTCCACCTGCTGGAACTTATACCATCAGGATTACGACCAACCTGCCTAGTGGGTATGCCTACACGGTCTATGCGGCGAGTGGGTGTTATGTGCTGTCGGGCGCCAAGCAGACGGGGATCCCCGATGCGCAAAACACACAGACTGCGACGACGAGCACGGGAGTCACGACAAGCCTGACGACCGTGGCGGCGGACACCATTTTGATTGGTAGTTACTCGCAGGGGGATAATAACGCGCCGACCGCCAATTCTGGACAGACTGTTGCATGGGATTTAGCTAGTGGTACGAGTCGAGGGACGAGTTCCTATAAGCAGCTGACGAGTGCTGGGTCAGCATCGCTTGGATACACGCACGCATCGAGTAATCGCGTCGCGCATGCAATTGCATCGCTGGCAGCGTCTGGTGCGGCGACTAGGACCCTTACCACGTCGCTTGATGCGGCTTTGAGGAAGATTGGAGTTACGAAGTCCACTACTCTTGATGCCGCGCTTCAGAAGCAAGGGCTGTCGTTGCAGACTACGCTCGATGCCGCGCTGCAGATAGCAAGGCAGCTGAGTGCGACTGCCGATGCCGCGCTTCAAGGGAGCAAAGTAAAGACTACCACCCTAGATTCTGCTTTGCAGGCGCAAAGGCAGCTCCAAGCGACGCTAGATGCGGCGTTGCAAAAGGCACTCCAACTGAGTGTTACTCTTGATGCTGTGTTGCAGGATGGGAGTTCGACGACTAAGACACTCACGACTACCCTTGATGCGGCGGTGAAGGCTCTAAGAGGGCTTCAGGTGACGATGGATGCTGCTGTGAAGGCCATCGGGGTTCTGCGGCAAACGACGCTGGATGCGGCTATTCAGCGTGTGGGGAATTTGCTGAGTGTTGCGTTGGATGCCGTGCTTCAGCGGCAGCAGGCTTTGCAGGTTGTCCTTGATGCTGCGATTAAGGGTACGAAACAGAAGAGCGTTGTGCTGGATTCTGCCCTTGTGCGGCGGTATGCGCTTACGCTGTCTCTTGATGCGCAGTTGGTCTTCCAGCGGACGTTGGCTGCTACGCTTGACGCCGCTGTGAAGAAGCTCGGCTATACGCTGACCCTGACTGTAGATGCGTTCATTCGGCCGCCGGATGGGGTATGGCCAAAGGAAGGGAGTGTGAACAGCTCCTGGACGGCGGAAGGGGATGTTAGTTCCTCCTGGACGAAGGAGGGGGATGTCAGTTCGTCTTGGACGAAGGGGTGAGAGATGGTTGCGACGGTACGAGTTGTTGAGAAGAATGGGAGTTCGACCAGTCCTACTCTAACGCAGAAGGACGGCGGAACGGTCCGCTTTAAGAATGCGGACGATGCGAATGTGGATTTGAACAATCCGATGGTGATCCCGAGTAGTGGGAGTGATTGGAGCTTTGAGAAGTGGCTCCGGCTCGAGATCACCGGCGGGACGTTCACGGAGATTACCAATTTGAAGTTCTATACGGATGGGCAGAATAACTTCGGAACTGGTGTGAATCTGTGGGCGAAGAACGTGGCGACGTATGCCACGCCGGCAGAAGGGACAGGAAGTACGGGCTACACCGATGCCTTTACTTATACGTCGAGCGCCCCGCTGAATTTGGGAGCTGGGCCGTACACGGCAACCGGTGAGATTGGGGATCATGTTGTGATGCTCCTTGAGGTGCAAAGCTCGGCGTCGAGTGGGGTGCTATCTGGGGAGACGGTCACGTTCTCCTACGACGAGATTTAGGATGGACGCCTCCAAGTACAATCGTATTGTGCATGAGGATGGGTCCATCCAGGTGGATGGAGATGGAGTTAAGCTCCTTGTGATGAATGATGGCCAGGCGAAGGCGTTCTCTCGTGTAGGGCTTCGGGTTGGTGTTAGAGGTCCGGAGAGCGCGGTGCGCTGGCTTGTGGGGGAGCTGAATGGCGTGCGGGTGTATGTAAGCCCGGAGGCTGTTATCCTTACGACGCAAGATTTGTATCCGTGAGGGAAGAAGATGCCGATTGAGAATGCGACGTACATCTCGCAGCTGGATCCGAACAATCCGCAGGGGAATGTGCGGAAGGTTCTTGAGGGGGATGATGAACTGCGGCAGCTCAAGAGCGTGTTGCAGAATACCTTTCCGAATGCGAATGGGGCGATCAATCCTACGCCGGCGGAATTCAATATCCTTGTCGGAGCGACGATTACCACTGCGCAGTTGAATAGGCTTGGTGGGCTTGGGGGGACTGCTTCGCGGGCTGTAGTCACGGATTCGAGTGGGAATCTGTCCGAGAGTTCTGTGACTTCGACGGAGCTGGGCTATCTGTCTGGCGCCACTAGTAATATTCAGGGGCAGATTGACAACATTCTGCCCTCTGCAGCCAGTGGGAATCTTCTGCCTAATTCAGACTTTGAGGTTGATGACAATGGAGATGGTGTTCCTAACGGATGGGACGTTACCACTTATAGTGGTGGGAGTCAGTCTTTGGACACTTCTACGTTTGCCACCGGATCTAAGAGTGTAAAATTCACTTCAACGTCAGTGGCGAATGGTGGTGGTTACTTGTTAAGTGCCAACTACATACCGGCCTATGAAGGAGATGTGTTTGAGCTGTCGTATTTGGTAAAAGCCGCCAATACTGGAGTGTCCCATGCCGTGCAGTTTTACTTTTACGACTCCGCTGGGACTTTAATTGACTCTGCCAACACGACTCAGTTGTCTGATACGCCGACAAGCTGGACCAGGTTTAGCCTGGTTGCTCGAGCCCCGGCCAATGCCGCCAAGTTGAAGATTATAATGGTTGGCGGGTATCCCAATGTTGGGGCGTCAACTGGATCTATTTGGTTTGATAATGTGATGCTGCTACGACAGCATGTGAGGGAAACCCCCGAGTGGCTCTGGAGTTTTGACTCTGGCGGCTTGGGATTCGATGCTCAAGGGACGGACCTGAATTACACCACCAACACTACACTTACTGACAATTTTATTAGTTGTCGTACTTTCACTGTGCAGAGTGGGGTCACTGTTACTACGGCGGGGTTGCTTGTTGTGCGGGCTAGGCGGTCCATTACCATTTATGGAACGATAAATGGTAAGGGTCTCGGTGCAGCTGGTGGTGCCTCCGACACGGCTGGTGCAGATGGGTTGCTTGGTGGAGGTGGTGGGGGAGGTGGAGGAATGGAATTCTCTCCCTATACTAAAGGAAAAAATGGAGGTTACGGCCTGTATCGTTACGGCTATGGGGCGGGGGGCAGGCCTGGAAGCAGTGCTCCTGCTATTACCAGCTCTGCTCTTAATCTGTTTAAGATGTTCGGCCCAATGCCTATGATTGATTTCTCTTCGCTGGCGCTCGGAGGTGGGGGCGGTGGCGGAGGCGCCAATGGTGGAAGTGCTGGTGGTGCTGGCGGGGCTTTTGTGATGTTGGTAGCTCCCACTATTCAGCTCATTGGGGGACATTCCATCAATGTGAGTGGTAATAACGGCGGTGCTTGTGGAGCCGACTATGGAGCCGGAGGTGGTGGCGGAGGCGGCTGCGTTGCTTTGATTTATCAGTATCTTAGCGGCACGCCTAATGCAGTGCTAACTGGTGGGTCTGCCGGTAGTTGTTCCAACTCATACAGGCGAGCTGGGAATGGTGCTAGTGGTCAGCTGATTCAGGTGCAAGTATGAGCTGGCGAGAGGATGTCAAGAAGGCTCTTGAGCGGGATGAGGGACGCATTCCGTATGCTTATCAGGACTCTGAGGGGTATTGGACTATTGGCGTTGGGCACCTTATTGATAAGCGCCTTGGTGGTCGGCTTCCTGAGCATATTATTGATGCGTTGCTTGAGTACGATATTGAGTTGGCCATTGCGGAGGCGCGGGCGTTCTTGTGGTTTGAGGAGCTGAGTGACGCTAGGAAGGCGGTAATTGTGAACATGATGTTCAATCTTGGATTGAGGAAGTTTAAGGGATTCAAGAGGATGATTGCGGCGCTGGAGAGGGGAGATTATGAGGCCGCGGCTGATGAGATGCTGGACTCTAAGTGGGCTCGTCAGGTTGGGCCGCGGGCGGTGAGACTTGCGCAGCAGATGAGGGCTGGTTGATGAATGGGAATCCGATGAAGTGGTGGCCTCTTGTAATGACGGCGGCGGCTGTTGTGGCGTCGTTCTCGGCGTCGCAGGTGCAGATTGCCGCGAATGAGAAGGCAATTACGAAGTTGCAAAAGAGGGAGGAGAGCCAAATTCGGACTGAGGAGCAGGTGAAGCAACTCAAGAGGGACCTTGAGGAAGTGAAGCAGGCGGTGGATAAAAATAGTCAGAAGTTGGATAGGATTCTCTACGAGATGAGGAGGCAAGCGAGATGAAGAATGTGTTTCGGACTCCGGTGAAGGAGCAAATCAAGTCTAAGGGCTTCCTGGCTGGCTGGGGGCTCGTTGGGCTTGGAGTCTTTTTGATGGTGGAAAGGGCCGAATATGGCTCCGGCATCCAGGTGCTGCTATTTGGCCTGGGGATTCTGGGGCTGCGGGACAAGCTGGGAGAAGGGCAATGAGGGTAGACTGGGGAGCAGTCTGGGTAGTGTTCTTCCTTGTGGTCGCTGTCCTTGGGCTGCTCGCAGAAGCATCGAAGGCCGCGCCTACTGCGGAAGTGGTGTATTCGCAGAGCTGGTGTAAGGCCGCCGGCGGCAAGCACCAATTCCGTGTTACGCATCCGGTGACTGGGGAGCTGGTAGGGTTTGCGGATTGCGTGACGGATAAGTGGGCGGTGGAGGTGGAGAAGGAACGGAGGTGGTATCAGGCCGTGGGCCAGAGCCTTATGTATGCGCAGTATACTGGACTACGGGCGAAGATAGTCCTCATTGGGAAGGAATATGGCAAATACCACCTGCGGCTGTTGAATATGATTTGGAACTACCAGCTTCCAATCGAGGTGGAGGTGATTGCGCCATGAGCAAGGTTGTGGATTTAGCGGAGTGGAAAGAGGAAAAGGAGCGGTCTGACTTCAGCTTCGTGGCGACGTGTGGGGAGTGTGGAGGGCAGAGTCTGGTGATTCACATGGATGGGTCGCTGGAGTGCCCGAAGTGCGAGCGCATTCTGAAGGCGCGGGTGAGCGTGGAGTTCGAGTGAGATGAGGATGTGGCTGACGTTTGGAGGACTATTGGCGATTGTCGTCCTCGTCTTTGGCGCGGCGGTCGCTGGGTGGAGCTACTGCAAGTATCGGACGGAACGTGGACTCGCTGCGAAGGTACAGGAGTTGGAGAGGCAGCGGGCGGATCTTGAGAGGCAGATCGGGGAGATGGCTGTCGCCCTGAGTAAGGAGACGAATAGGGTACGGGTCGTCTACAGGGATTTGCGTAGGGAGGTGGAGAGGCGTGAACGTGAAGTTCCTAATGCTAGGTGTCTTGATGATGGGGATGTTCGGCTGCTCAACGCGGCCGCTAGTGGTGCAGGAATCGCCGCGCTTTCCGGAAGGATTACTGAGCGCCCGCTGCCCTGAGGAGCTGCCGAAGCTGCGGACCGGCAGCAGGAATGATATCCGCCGCACGATGCTCGCATGGGCGGAGGAATATCATCTTTGCCGGGTGCAAGTGGATGCGTTGAGGGAGACAATCCGTAAGGTGCAGGAGGGAAGGAAGTGAGGAGAAGTATTGTCGGAATAGTGCTCTTTGCATGTGTTGCTGGCGTGAGTGCGGGAGAGATTGGATTTGGGATTGTCATCAACGGGCAGTCGCTTGGATGGACAATTCGAGGCGTTGACAACAATGTAGAGGTTGGGGTTGTTGTCAGGGACACTGCGCGGTGGTACGCCGCGGCGCTTGGAAAAGACGGTAGGGTGGCTGCCGGTGGTATGTTTGGGAAGGATGTCCGCCCCTATGCTGCGTTGAGGGGAAGTGGGAGCGATGGCTATGTGGGGGTAGAGACGGATTTGTGGAGTGTTTGGGGAGTTGGGGTGCTACTTACGAAGGAGGAGGAGGGGATCCCTACTGTGGTCGAGGAGAAGGAAGAAGAAAAATGTGAGAAATATGACCATCCCCCGCCTTGCATTTAGGAGGTGACTTATGCCAAAGGCGTTCGAAGATTGTCGTCGGCGCGGTGGGAAGATTAGGACGAGGAATCTACCGGGGAATCGCTACCAGCATATTTGCATCTTGGATGGGAAGGTATACCCTGGTGAGATCAAGAGGAAGAAGGGCAAATGAAGCGCGACGCTGGGGTTGACCTTATCATGTCGTGGCTGGGTGCGAGGACCAGCGCGACGCTGAGGGATAAGGTCATCGCGAATATGTCGTATGTGCAGGAGACTCTTGAGACTGAGGAGCAGGTCCTGCCGTGGTTCCTCGTGACGACGAATGCGAGTACGACTACTGTCACCGGGAATGAGAGGGTGCAGCTGCCGGATGACTTCCTTGTAGAGTATGAGCCCAGTGCGCTTTGGATTAAGGATAGCAGTGGGAAGTACGTGGAGTTGGTCAAGGAGGATATCGACTACATTACGAAGAAGTATGAAGGAAAGGCAAACGGGCTGCCAAAGTATTATGCACTGGTGGGGAATTACTTTTACTTCCGGCCAATTCCGGACAATGTGTACACCATTCGGATGAAATACTATGCCAGGGATGCTAGTATTGCGGGGACGTATGGGGATGCGAACAATATTGAGAACAAGTGGCTGAAGTTCGCAAGCGGATTGGTTCTTCCCCTTACGGCCGCTCTTACTGCGACTAGGGATTTGCAAGATCCCAATAAGGCCGCCGCGTATCAAGGGGAGGTCCAGGCGGCAAGGATTAAGCTCATTCAGCGGACTCAGGATGTCCTGCACACGAATATGAAGATGAACATGGGGGATGACTGATGCCGACCGCGCGGCTATACAATATAGGCGCGTATGGGCAGATAAGCGATCTGCCACCACATGAGCTTCCCCTCGAGGCGTTCCTTGAGGCAAGGAATCTGCGCGTGGGTAGGGAGTTCGTGCAGAAGATGCCTGGGTCGAAGGATGCCTATGTTGCGGGGGACAGTATTTTCTATGGCTTCGGCTGGCCGGGGGTGGCGGAATATCTTTGGCTGTATGCGAGTGGAAGTCGGATATATACTTACAACGGCACAGTTGAGACGAATGTCACTCGCTACAACTCTACGCCGGGGGATAACGACTACAATGGCGGGGCGAGTCCGGTGTGGACTGGGGGTATTCTGAATGGCGTGCCGGTGTTGACGAACACGAGTTTGCTCGATCCGCCGCAGCAATGGGATGCTAGTCTTGGGCGGATGAAGGATCTCGCTAACTGGCCCGCCGGGACGTATTGTAAGACTATTCGGCCGTTTGGGAACTTCCTCGTTGCGCTTCATATAAAGGATTCGAATGGGGAGTTTCCATACGACGTTATGTGGTCGCATCCCGCGGACCCCGGGACAGTACCTGCAACGTGGACTGCATCGGCGAGTACGCTTGCGGGGAGGAGGTCAATTGGGAGTACAGGTGGATTCCTAGTTGATGCCGTCCCGATGCGGAATGTGCTCATTTTGTATAAGGAGGATGCCGTTTGGGGGATGCAATTCGTCGGTGGGCAGAGTATCTTCCGAACGTGGGAGATGTTCGACTCCTTTGGGGTATTTGGCCGGAATTGCGTTGTGCAATTTAAGGCCGGGCAGCACTTCTGCTTGGCGGTGGAAGATGTCATTGTGCATAATGGCGCGCGGTGGGATAGTATTGCCGAGCGCCGCGTAAGGAACGCAATCTTTAATGAGTTGGATACGGCGAATTTGGATCGGGCCTTTGTAACGCATCATCCGAAGGAGAGGGAGATTTGGGTCTGTATTCCGACGGGGGCTGGAGCGTATGCTAGTAAGGCGTATGTGTGGAATTATACATACAATACGTGGACGACGAGGGATTTAGATCAGCTCCGCTGGGCGATGGCCGTACAAAATATCTCTGGGCAGCAGGATCTCACTTGGGATGCACAGAACTATACCTGGGACGAGGCCCAAGGGGTGTGGGACGTTCGGGTGTATGGGCCGGCGAATAGGGATCTAGTGTTCTTTAGCGGGAATGGAAATAATGTCCGGGTGGAGGGGAGTATCGCTGGTGGGACGGGAGAAACTCTCCGTGCTGTCATCCAACGGCCAGGGTTGGCGCTGACAGGGGAAACGAGGGATGGGCAGCCAAAGCTGAATCTGGATCTAGTCAAGTTCTGTTCCGGGATGCGGCTGCATTTTGATGTCGCCCCGACGACGACGATATATGTCTACATTGCGTCGCAAGACACGCCCCAAGGCGCGGTTACATGGAATGGTCCATACAGCGTTGATCCAGGGTCTGAGTATTGGGTTGACTTTGAGGTGTCGACTAGGTTGGTGGGATTCCGGATAGAGGATTCCATGGCTGGGGATACGCAATGGCGGCTGTCAGGTATTGAGCTTGACATTATGCCGCAAGGGAGGTTCTAGTGGCGGAAACTTACTATCCGCTTGATCCGCCGGAGGAGTATGATCCGGTTTGGCTGGCGGATGAACTGAGGAGAATCTCGGCCGCGCTAGCGGAGATGGAAGTCGGGGTTGTCCTCTTAGTGCCGCAGGGTGTAGAGCCGAGCCAGCGGTCGGCCGGGATGATTGCCTGTGCGGATGGGAGTAATTGGGATCCAGGTTCAGGGTTTGGCCTTTATGAGTGGACAGGAACAGCTTGGCGAAAACTTTAGAATAGATGCCGTCCCGCCGCAGTATGCAGCGGGGGTGTTGAAGTATATCGAGGAGTGGTTGGAAGAAGGACGACGGCGCGGGGGCGTTGAGTGGGAGTTCGATAAAGTCCTTGCTGACGTGAAGGCAGGCCGCCTTCAGCTTTGGGTGGGAGTAGAGGGGACGAGAATAATCGGCGGCGGCCTGACGGAAATTGTCGAAGTGGATGACGGGGAGAGTGAGTTGTGGGTCTATACTGTTGGCGGGGATGGAGTTTTGAAGTATATAGACCAGGTTGTGGAGTTTATTACGGATTTCGCTAAGTCTGTGGGATGCAAGAGGTTCGCATTCTGGGGGCGGCCAGGATGGCAGAGGGCGTTGAAGGATAGAGGGTTTACGCTCTTAGCTGTGAGGCTTGGGAAGAGAGTGGAGTAAGGTATGTCTGGTGGACGAGGAAACCAAGAGCCTACCTACAAGCGGCAGGAAGTCGTACCGTGGTCGGGTGTGCAGCCGTTCCTTCGGGATGTATTTCAGCGGCTGAATGAGCTATACTCCCAGGGGGCGCCGGAATATTTTCCAGGGCAGACTGTTGCCCCCTTGGGGCCGGACATCACGGCCGGTGTGCAGAAGATGCGCGATGCCGCTGGCCAGCAAGAGCAACTTCTGCAGGATACCCTCGGTCGGCTGCAGGTCGCTACGAATCCGGATGTTGGAAATGACCCATATCTTGCCGGCGCGGTGCAGGGCGCGATTCGCCCTGTTATGCGGCAGCTGAATGAGGTTATTCTGCCAAGGATCGATTCGGAGGCGGTGGCCGCTGGCGGATATGGTGGTGCGCGGCAGGGCATTGCGCAAGGGATTGCAGCAAGGGGAGCTGTGGATGCGATTGCGGATAGGACGTTTGCGGCGTATAGCAATGCGCTTCAGAGGAATTTGGATCGGGTGTTGAAGTCGACCTTCGCCCTTCCGCAGCTCATTGCTGGGACGCAGGCGCCTGCGCAGACTTTGATTGGCGCGGGGAATATCATGCGGTCCTTCGAGCAGGCGCTCTTGGATGAGGCAAGGGCAAGGTATGAATACAATGCGACGAAGGATCTGGACTATCAGCGGCAGTTCCTTCAAGATTTGCTTGGGGTGCCGATGGGGCAGGAAGCGACTACGAATGCGGATGCCATGCGGCGACCGAGTACGTTGAATCGGGTGCTTGGTGGTGCTGCCGCTGGTTATGCGAGCACTGGTAATTGGTGGGGTGCGGCTGCGGGCGCACTCGCCGGGCTGTTCTTGTAGGAGGGACATGGGATGCAGCATGACATAAATGTGGGGCAGTTTCAGCAGATTGAGTCGCTGCTGAGGAATATTGGGTATCCGGGCTTTCAGCAGGGGAGTCCGTTGGGGCAGGCCATCGCTGGTAAGCAAGGCCCTGTGAATCCGGCAGCCCCCGCGGCTAATTTCGTCGGACAAGCGGCGGTGGGTCAGAGTCCGCAGCCGGGTGAGGCAGATGCTAAGATGGCGATTGCGAAGGCATTTGCGAGTCTGCTAGGCGGCGGTCTTGGGCAGCAGCAGGCACCGATGGATATTTCACTCGGACCTCTCGCCGTCGCAACGCAACGGACTCCCATGCCGATGGCGCAGTTATTTCGGAGGTGAGATATGAGCGTGCCGCAGAATGAGATCGTGCAGCTTCTTCAGCAGGTTGGGCAGATGCAAAATCCCTTTGCTGCCCAGCAGGCACAGACGCAGCCTGCTCAAGCGCCAGAGCCGGCACAGCAAGGTGGCAGTCTGTTCGATTTCAAGGATCCGCTCTTTCGGATGGCACTTCTCCAAACCGGCCTCACGCTGATGGGGGATATCTCGCGGAGGGAGTCGTCCGCTAACGCAGCTGCCCGCGCGCTGTTGGGAGGTCTGGAAAGCTACGGAACCCTCAAGCAGGCGGCGGCTGAGAGCAAAATGAAGAAGGAGGAGTTGAAGCTCAAGAAGCAGAAGGCCGCTGGGGAGTTCGAGCTCGGGAAGGCCGGCGTCATGGCGGATCTGTTGAAGGCGCTGAAGAGCGGTGCAAAGGGGAAGAGTACCGACCAGTGGCAGTGGGAGCTTGCTGCAGACGTGGCTACGGGAGAATTGGAGACCTTGGCGAATAGCATGGGGATGACGCCGAAGCAGTTCCTCGCTCGCTATCCGTCGGGGCTGCCTGGATTTGTGAAGGCGGTGAAGGCGGTGCTCTTCGATGGCGCAGATCGGTCGCTGTTGACGCAGGGGCTTCAGCCGGAGAAGGCGGTGGGGGATGATGAAAATTCTGTGCTTTCTGATGCGCTCAAGCAAATCATTCGGGATCAGCTGGACATAAATCCGGTCCTTATTCTCTTGCGAGTACTGTCACAGAAGGCTCCCGACGTGAAGGACGCACTTGGGAGCGTGCTTGAGTCGCTGCGGGAGAGGATGGCTATGGATCGTGAAAAGGGCCTCGACAAGGAGAAGTTGGATCAGTTGATGGATGTCTTGGCGGGTTCGTAAGATGGCGAATGAACTAGAAGGTCTCTATAATCCTCAAGCCGGCCTTGCGCTGGAAGAGGCTCTTGACGGGGAGTCACAGCCGAGCAGCCTCATGCAGGGGCTAAGGAGTGGGCTGTGGAATCTCCTCCAGAGTCAAATCGAAGCCGGGGCAATAAAGGATAAGATCCTTACCGGCGAGGTGCCTGAGTCGCGGATCGAGCTTATCCGCGCTATGTCGGAGGAGGCAAAGAAGTTCCAAGGGACGGTGACGAGAATTGAGGATGTGGACAGCATCCCGAAGTTCCTGTCCTATATGGCCTTCCAGACCGGGGCGCAGGTGCCCGTTATTACGTCGATTGTGTTTGGGGGTGGAATTGGTGGCGCCATTGGGAAGGGGCTTGCGAAGGGCGTCACGAAGGCCGCGATTGAGAAGGAGCTAAAGAAGGCAGCGGGCATCAAAGAGGCGCTGAAGAAGGTTGAGAAGAAGTACGTTGCCCGTGGGGCCGGCGCGGGGGTGGCGTCTGTTACAGCCCCGATGCATGTAGGGGAGAATGCGGGGGAGCAAATTGAAGCCACTGGGGATGTCAATGTCCCACTGAACTTGACGGTGGCAAGTCTGAATACGGCGCTGGATCTGCTGCCTGTAGCTCACGTTGCTAGGGCGCTTGGCATAGGGCGCGGCGCTGAACGGGCGTTCTATCGTATGCTGGCTGAGATGCCGCGCGCGCAGCGGATGGCCCTCTTAGCTACGACTACGGCTGCGATTGAGACTCCGACCGAGACGCTTCAGGAGTTGAATAATCTTCTCGCTAGGAAGATTATCGATGAGAATTATGAGGTGCTCGGGCCGGAAGGGATCAGTAGGCTGAAGAACGCTGCTGCGGCTGCTGCTGTGTCGTCGCCATTCTTTGGTGCGCTGGCTGGTGTGCCGAAGGTGCAAAGGGTTATTGATGAGAAGGGGGAAGTTGTCGATGAGGGTACTAAAGCGCTTCCGAAACCGGAGGATGTTCCTGCGCTTCCTGCGGCGGAAGGTCCAAAAGAGGCACCGAGTAGGGTAATCCCTGATAGGGTCTTCTCCCCTAAGCGTGGGCCGGAAGAAATCTATATTCTGGGTGAGGAGGGCATCCAGCACTACAAGGATGTGCAGCTTATCACCGCTCTTAGTGAGGAGGAGTTGCAAGATTTGCCTCCGGTTGCGCGGGTGTTGAAGGCGGAGGAGAAGCTGCCGCAGGATGAGAGCGTGTATGCGCCGAATGTCCCTGAGAAGAAGGGGACGTTGGAGAAGAATATTCCTGCCAGGGGCCGGGCGAGGAGGTATGGGAAGAGCCTTGATGCGCTCCTCCGCGCGTATAAGGAAGTATTGAATAATCCGAAAAGCTATCAGTCCGAATCTGCCTTTGTCTTTGGAAAGACGGAGAGGCTGACTCTTGCCGCTAAACGCCGTCTGAAGGCGCTGGAGAGGGCGATACAAGAGACTGCGGATCGGGCCGGTATTGTGCCCCAATACCCAAGTGGTATTAGGGGCCAAGATACAGGCCAAAAGCCCCCTGCTGCCCCTCCAAGGGAATCAGACACTACCCTTGACCTTTCCCGCCTGTCGAAGGGACAGCAGCGTATCTACGAGCGGCTGAGTGAGAAGGAGGTCGTTGAAGGACTAAGCGAGCGGGAGTATGAGCAGCTGGAGAAGCTCCAAGCGATTGCCCGTGGGGAGGTTGCGGAGAATATCAGGAAGCTCTCTCCAGAGGAGAGGATTGCGCAGGAGAGGGAACTCCTTGAGGAGCTACGTAAAGAGGAGGTCCTCTCTGCGACGAAGAAAGATGAGGTTGTTGGGATTAAGCGGAAGGAGATTGCAGATGCAATCCGTCCTATCCTTCGCGGATTGAAGGTGCGGCCGAAGGTCGTCATCATGAACAGCCTCGACTTCATTGGGACGGAACTTGAAGAGCGGGCGATAAAGAGTAGGGCGATCTTTACGAATACCACCGGTACGCCGTATGTTATTCTGCTGGAGGATAACATTGGGTCGAAGGAAAGGGCAGTTGCATCGCTCCTGCATGAGGTCTTCGGCCACTTCGGGCTACGGGCGATTATGGATGCGAAGGAGTTAAAGAACTTCCTTCGGATGGTGGATAAGTATGCCAATCAAGATGAGTTGCTGAAGATTGCGGAGGAGTATGGACCTACGATTCTGAAGGAGCTCGAGGAGCGCGGCATCACCGGCAAACTGGCCCAGCAGCGAATGCGGGAGATCGTAGCAGAGGAATATATCTCCAAGCAGGCGGAGGCGGGGAACTTCAAACTTCCCTTCATGAAGCGCCTGGTAGCGAGGATTCGGCAGCTCTTAAGGAAGCTGGGTGTTAAGCTGAAGCTGACGGAAAATGACATCCGCCTCATTTTGAGGGATATTGATAAGGTCCTTCGGAGTGGGAAGGGCGCGCTCGAAGTTGGTTATCAGGCACGGGATGGAGAGGTGTATTCCGCCATTACGTCTGCCAGGCTGGCGAATCTTGCAGATGAATTGAGCATGGATGAATTGAAGGAGATTGCGAAGGAAATTGATGGCTTGGGTAGTGTGTGGGGGATTCGGCTGAAGAGAGGTTGGTTGACGCTCATTCAGCTCGTGGAGCAGTATAATGTCCCTTGGGCAAAGGACTACCTTGCTGAGGTGGAGAAGTGGTGGGCGTCGAAGATGCGCTTCGTCTCCCATGCGAATGAGGTGGGGATCAAGTGGATGCAGCTCCCCAAAGCCGAGGCGAATCGGCTGGCGAAGGCGTTCTACGAGATTTCGATGGAGTCGTTTGAAAGGAACGAGCGGATTTCGAACGACGTCATTGCGACTTGGCTGGTGGAGAAGTACCAGCTTGGCAAGGAGGCGGTGGAGATTTACTTCGAAGTGCAAAGGCAGTTGGATAACATTGTCGACGAGATGGAGCGCAGCCTGAAGTATAGTGCAGTAAGGGAGGCGTTCCCGGATATTACGAAGGAGGAGGCACTCGATTTCCTCGACCAGTGGCAAGCACTGCGGGATAGGGATGCGGAATTTGATGAGTTCGTAAATCTGGCGAAGAGGTGGAGCAAGGGGGAGTTAGAGGAGTTTTCATTCCTCAGCCATATGCTCGAGATTGAGCAGGACGCGACTACTATGCGGCTCCGCAATTACTTCCCGCTGAAGCGGTTTGGGAAGTGGACAGTCGCGGTGCGCGCGAAAGAGGCAATGGAGTTTAAGGGGAAGAAGTACAAGAAGGGACAACTGATTGCCTTCTATACCTATGAGAATGAGCCTGCGGCAAAGGAAGGCGCCGCGTTGGCACGGAAGGAATTTAAGAACCTTCCCATCTACGTGCGGGAGAGTGTGCTTACGGATGCGGAGTATCAGGCGCTTGGGCTGCCGCCGAGCGCGCTGCGTGGGAAGATTGAGCAAGAGCTTCAGCTTACGCCGGAGCAGATTCGCCGGCTGCGCGACATTTGGATTGCTATGTCGCCGGGCAAGTCATGGTTGAAGCATCTCACAAAGAGGCAGGGGATTGAGGGCTATTCGGTCGATGCGCTGCGGACGTTCGGCTCCTATATGCTGTCGGCTGCTAGTTACCTTGCCAGGGCGAAGCACTACTACGACATGCGCGAGCCGCTCAACGCGATGCGGAACGCACGGCGAGTCACTGGGGAGTTGGTGGAGAATGACAGGGCCTTCGAGTTCCTGCGGGAGGAATTGGAGAAGCACTTCAGCTATTTGATGAAGCCTGAGAATGACCTTGCCATGCTGCGGGCATGGGGCTTCATCTTCTACTTGGGCTTCAATGTGAAGTCGGCGCTCGTGAATGCCACCCAGGTGCCGATGGTGACGTTCCCATTCCTCTCTGCGCAGTATGGCGCAACGAGGGCGATGAAGGCTATTGCGGATTCCTACGGGAAGGCCGTCGATGTGCTGAGGGGAAGGAGGGAAAAGGTTGATAAGGATGTCGTTCGTATGCTCGATGAGCTGATTGAGATCGGGGTGCTGGATGAGAGCCAGGTGTCCGAGCTGGCTGCCATCGCGGAGGCCCCGAATCTGCAAAAGATCCTTCCCACGCAGAAAGGGGCCTTGTGGACCAACAAAGTGTCCTATGTTGCTGGCTGGATGTTCCGTCACGTTGAGGTATTCAATCGCCGGGTGGCGGCAATCGCGGCGTATAATCTTGCTCGGCAGAATGGGAAGAATCACGAAGAAGCCACCGCCCTGGCGAAGGATGCCGTACAGGCGACGCAATATGAATATGCGAAGTGGAACAGGCCGCGCTTCTTCAGAGGGAAGGCGTCAGTCATCTTCCTCTTTTACATGTATATGCAGCATACGCTGTATCTGATGGCTGGCGGACGGGGAATGAAGACGGCAGCCGGCGTGTGGTTTATGCTTCTTATGGGCGCGGGGCTGATGGGGCTGCCGGGAGCAGAAGACATCCTCGACATCATTTCCGCCGGCGCCACGAAGTTCAAGGAGCTTACGGGGATGAAGAATCCCCGAGTGGACCTCAAGCTGGCGCTGCGGGAGTGGCTGTCAGAGTACACCGACCGGCCGGATCTATTCATGTATGGGCTCGGTCGGTATTATGGCCTTGGCCCGTTGCATCTCCTAAAGGCGGCTGGAATTCCTGTGCCGAATGTCGACGTCTCGGGGTCGCTGAGTCTTGGACGGATTGTACCTGGGCTGCGCGGGGCAATGGAGTCGGGGGACAGGAATCCTGAGGAGAAGTTCGGCCGGACGATTTCGGACGCCTTGGGACCGGTCTTCGCGATTGGGTATAACCTCTGGCGGGCGGTGGAGAGCAATGAGCCCGATACGTGGAAGAAGTGGGAGAGGACATTGCCCACTGCCTTCAGGAATGTGTCGCGGAGCCTGCGACTCACGCTAAGGGGCGTCGAGCGGACAAGGGATAATGTCGATCTGATTGAATTCGATAAGACCGATCCGCAGCAGGTAGCGGAGTTGATAGGGATGCTCTTCTCCTTTACGCCGACAAGACTGCGGCAGGTCTACGAGAGGCGAAGGACGATAAAGGAAGTCCAAATGTATTGGATGACCCGCCGGGCGGTCCTCATGGATCAGCTTGCGTTCGCTGTGTTTTCGAAGAATCGAGCGGCGGAGCGCGACGTGAAGGACGGCATCCGGGAGTACAATAAGGGCGTCCCGCATCCGAAGTTGAGGATCACTCCGCAAGACCGGTCCCGAAGCCTCAGGACGCGGCGGCGGCGGAAGAAGAGGATCGAGGCCCAGTTCCTTGCAGAACGGCGATTACAGCCGCTTGCTGCGCAGATAAGTCGGAGCTTTCCCGAACTTTCGACCGAACGTTGAGAGCTGAGCCGACTTGCTCAAGTGAGGCTAGTCCTGCCTTTACGATTCCATCCAGTGCGCGGCTGAACTCGTCGAGGCTCATTGTGTGCATGACGAGGCGCCATAGGGCCTTCTCGTTGATGGTGTCGTGGCGGGAAAGGGTCTTGATGAGGATTTGCGTCGCGCGAACCAGCGGACTGCCCGCGATATGGGAGAAGACTTTGTAGAGATTCGCCTCCATCGCGTCCATAATGCGCAGGGCCTTTGTGAGGTCGGAGGCGGTAATGCGCATGTCGTCCGCGCGGGCAGCGGAAAGAATCATAGCCAGTTTGTGAATGTGAGTTTGCTTCCTCGCAAGGTAGCCAGTTAGTCGATCGTCGGAAGCAGATTCAATCGTCTGACAGTGTTCCTCATACCACTTGGTGCCCCACTCGTAGGCGTCGTCCGTCAGCGTGAAAGGGCCTTTCATGTTGGCAATGATGGCGAGGTCTTCGACAAGTTTTTGGCGGAGGGTACTGTCGATTTGCATCTTCCTGCCAGGGTAGGCTTCGTAGTGACGCTTCTTCTCCCCGTAGACGAATACAGTTCGTGAGACGAACCCGCCGCCAATCGCATACTCAGGGAAGTTCTCGTTTATCCAGCTTGGCGTAGTCGCGCCGATGAAGTTTATCCAGGGATTGGGGATTTCGATTTCCCCTTCGTAGGATGTATGCCTGCGCCAAGGTCTGGACCTACCGTCCCACAGGTCCACAAGGACATCTATCATCTCTTTATTCTTCGGGTCTAGGAAGGTGCCTAACTCGCTTGCGATGATGGTAATGGGGGAGTGTTCCTCGCTCTTTCCTCCAGGCAGCTCCACTACATCGCGGGCGGCAAGGAGGGCCTTCGTGAGCCCTTGCCATGTCGCGCTATGCGGACCGAAGTGGATGCCATCGATTTCGGAAAGGAGTTCTTCCCCGATTCCGATGGTAGTTGACTTCGCAATTACGCCCGGCGGCGCGACGAAGATTATGAAGAAGTTCGGCTTCCACTTCCAATAGGTCATATCTATCCACGTCTTACCCCGCAGCGCGCCGGCGATCGTCGCAATGCCGGAGAAGAAGTGAAAGATATCCGGCGCCTCTAGGTGTTTTGTGTAGTCGAGGTAAGACAGCAGCCAGTTGTCCAGACTACGCGGCATGGAGTTCTTTTACTTCGCCCCAGGAGGAATCAGAATAAGCCAAATCAACAGGGATGATGAGTGGGTCGGGGTAAGGAATTTCTACTTCAATTGTCTTCTTAATTTCGTCAGCATACGAGAGGAGGAAGGTTTCCTTCAGTTGGAAGATAAGGCTGTCGTGGACTTGAAGGAGGACTTCGATGTCCTTGGGGAAGCGCTCCTCTAGTCGCTCCCAGCCGATGTTGATGGCGATTCCTACGGTGGATTGAGGGATCCATGCTAGGGCGTCTGTGAAGCAGCTCTCTGGTCGGTCAAGGAATATCCTCCGATAGCCAAATCTATTCTCGACCCGGCGAGCGGAAGCAAGTTGCAGCTGGGTTCTGTCATGCCATTTGCGAATCCCCGGATGCGCGGCGAACCAGCGGGTCTGGAGTTCCTCCACCTGGGCAACTGGGAGGCCAAGGATCCGCGCAAGAGTGCGTGCGGTTGCGCCATAGTTCGTGCCGTGACAGAAGTTCTTTGCGAATGTCCGCTCGCGGGAAGTGAAATTATCCCCAAATAAGGCGCGGGCGTTTTCGTTGTGGATGTCCTTTCCTTCCCGAAGGGCGGCCTTTAGCGGCTCATCGTCGGCTTCCCACACGACTACTTGGAGGTCGGCCCGCTGTAGGTCTGCTTCGCAGATGACGTAGCCGTCGTCGGGAAGGAATAGCTCCCGTATATTCGGCAACTCGATTGTCTTCGCAACCATGATTATTCTTCCTCTTCGAGCTTGTTTCCCTTTGTGATGTTTTGTAAGTTGATGCCCATGTTGAAGGCATCTTTAGATGAGGAGAGGCGGAATGTCTCCGTCCCATCTGTTTTTAGCATCGTGCGCACGCGCTTGTCGGAATAGATTTTCGCCCGGATGTAGGTTTGTTCGAACTGGCGTAAGCTGGATAGCTCAATCAGGGCGCGCGTTATGGGAAGGAGAATAGGATCCTGCTTGGCAAGTTGCTGGAGCGCATTCTGGTCGGTCGTTGGCTTCTTGGTCTTTGGGTTGAGGACTTTGCGTAGTTTCATCTCGTCGTAGAAGAGAATCTTCATCTGTGTGTCGCTGGTGTACCACGGGGCTTTGTAGCGTTTCGTCCCCACGTTTCGGCCAACGATCTTCTCCAGCCAGCGTTCGCGCTTCTCGATTTCAAATTCAATGTAGCTTGCAAAGCGCAGGCACCGCGCGTCGTTCCAGCGGATCCCCCTAAGCCAGACGTTGAAGTTGCGCTCATTCTGCCTATGTTGGAAGGCATGAAGGGGAATCAGCCGCTCTTCGCGAGAGAGGAGCTTCTCCTGCTCAAAGCGCACTTCGTATGTGACACAGCAGTCCTTGCAATTGTAGCGCCAATATTGCTCATCAGGGACAGCGGCGTTTTGTTCCTTCGACTCGTCTTTCCAATAGCGGTGGTAGGAGCAGTAAATGCTGGATAGGAAGTCCAGAGCCTTCGGCGTGCCGGGGAGGAGGAGGTTCTGAGTGATAGAGGTGTCCCAGTCTAGCCGCGGCCGGATGCCCCACCAGTAGGAAAGATATTGCCTGTCGTAGTTGAAGTTCTGTCCAATTATGCGCGCATTGGGATGGGTGAGGATGCGGCGAAGTAGTTTGACGATGAGGAGTTCTTCCTCTTCGGAAAAGTATTCTCCTCTATCCCGGTAGAGGAATGGGATACAAATCGCCTCATCCGCGCTCCACGAGAAGCCGATGCAAGAGATATACGGCCTAAAGGTCTCGATGTCACACGCGAGCCAAATCTCCTCCTGTTCGAGGCGGGAGAGGAGTCCAGTTGCCCATTCGACGCAATCCGATGCCGACGGCCGGATGTGGAATTTGTAAGTCGGCTGGGGAATGGAGGGGTGAGATAGCTCCGGCCGAATCCGCATCTTTATATCGTGGCGAACCCACTCAATCCACTCCCACTGGCGGAGGACAAGGGCGGGATGGAGAATGGGAATCACCTTGTATGGCGTGCCATCGGGACGGCGGTAGATGGACTCTAGCACACTCCCTCGCCACTTTGTGATTCCGGATTCTCCCGTGAGTGCCCACAAAGCGGTGTCCCCTACAGCGACGATGAGATAGGGATTCGTCTCCCGGATTTCTTCCTTCAGCAGTTCGATGCCGGCTCGGATTGGTTCCTTCGGATACCGGCCGAGGTACTCCTCTACGCCTTCCTTCTTTGCGGCGGTCTTTGTGAGGAAGAAGTGGGAGATCTTGTTCCCCGGCGGACGGACGTGGCATACGTTCGTAATCCGGGCAGAAGATAAGTCAATCCCATTCTCCTGAAAGAGGTCGCGAAGGAGGCGGCCTGATGCTCCCACAAAGGGGATGCCCCGGTGGATTTCATTCTCACCGGGGGCTTCCCCTACGATGAGGAGCTTATTGGGGCGGGGTCCGGCGCAGATCATACGCCGGTGCTGCCCAGGCCATTGGTGCCGCGCGTACCCGCCCCGCTGGCCGCCTGTGCGCCCGCGTCAGCGGCGTTCGCCCCCCGCCCTATACCTAGGTACCGCCCTACCCGCAAAAGCGCCTGTCGTAGCCTCTCCAGCCGACGGCTCTTATTCAGACACGGCACCACTACGAGCTGCGCAATCCGCTGTCCAGGATTGATTTGCATTTGTGCGGTGGACTTCAGAATGACCTTAATGGTCCCGCGGTAGCCAGGATCGATAATGCCGGGAGCGTTGAGGACGTAGAGGCCCTTGGCGGCAAGTCCGGAGCGGGAGCAGACGAGGCCAACGAATCCCTTTGGGATGCTTACGGTGACGCCCGTGTCGACGATGTAGGGAAGGTCGCCCGGGGCGATCTGCGCAAAGGCCGTTGGGTTGACGAGGTCGAAGCCCGCGTCGGAAGGATGGGCCTTCTCAGGGATGATGGCTTCAGGGATGGCTTTCTTGAATTTGATTCGCATTGGTGTGTCCTCCTATTCAGCTTTGCCCGTCTTTTTGAGAAGGGCAAGGTTATAATACTTCTCGTTCAGTTCGATTCCGGTGGCGAAACACTCCGCGCGACTCGCGGCTGGGAAGATGTTGCCGCTCCCGCAGAAGGGGTCAAGAACCTTGTCGCCTGGGTAAGCGGAGCGGATGAGGAGGTTGTGAAGTAGGTCTACTGGCTTGTGCGCTGGGTGGTCGGTCTTTGTGGGTTGGGGAATGGAGAGTACATCCGTGTAGAGGCCGGTGACTTTCTTGCCGCCTCGATAGGCGTACATGATTGCCTCGTAGGTATAGCGAGGGCCGAAGTCGGCATTCGGATATGCGCCCGTGTTGCCTTTTGCCCAGATAAGGGGGCGCGGCCAGACATCCCAGCCACAGGTCATGAATGCGATTTGGACGTAGCCCCAATGGTTGATGTCGCAGAAGACGTATGCGTGGGCCTGGGGCTTGCAAAGGCGGGAAGCTTCTTCCGCAAGGAATTGGATAAGTTCTTCGAACGCCTCGCGGGAATCGTCGTATTCATGTTCATCCGTGTCAAAGGTGCCCTTCTTATGGATGTCGATTCCATAAGGGGGGTCGGTGAGGAGGATGTCGAACGTGGATGGGGGGAGGGTAGGGAGGATCTCCCGCATGTCGCCCAGGCGCAGGTCATGGGAAGATTCAACTTCCTCTAGCTCCGCCCGCCTGGCTGCAATCTCCTCATGCTTCTTCTTCTCGCGGATGAGTTTGAGTGCTTCCTTCTCGTTCTTCGCGGCGGCGACAAATGGGTCGTCCATGTGCTCGGCGATGACGATTGCAGTAGAGGCTTCCGTTACATCGCGCTGCGTCGCAGGCCGGCCCTTGTGGATGATTGCGAATTCTTCTGCGGTGTCGGTCTTCCGCCAGGAGTCGCCATGCTGTTCTTTGCGGAGTTTGTGGAGGAGGGCGATGGCGGTAGTCTTCTCCTGCCAAGTGAGGTCGCGGCGACGAATGTTCTCCTCCAGCTCCGCTTCATACGCGGCAGCGTCGTCGATGTTCGTGATGAAGGTGACTGGGACTTTGCCGAGCGGGACTTCGGCCCCGTCGTGGCGGAAGGTCAGGCCGCACTCGTGGAGAAGGCGAATGGCGCGGAGCCGGTTCTCCCCCGCGACGAGGATGACAGATTCCTTCCCGTCGCGGACTACGAGTGGGTTAAGAAGCTCGCTTTGGTAGATCGACGCCGCGAGTTCTTCTATGAAGGTTTCGTCGAATTGCTTGCGAATTCGCTTGTCGTGCTGAACGACGATTTCGTCTGTTGGAAGAAGCTCCATAGTACCTCCAAGTGAAAAGGGAGAGGGGGCCGAAGCCCCCTCGCTCAGTTACGCGACAGGCGCGAAGTTGCGCACCACCGCGCGGGTCCGGTCGTTGTAGGTTTCATGTCGGACGGACACGCGGGCAGAGCGGCCTTCGAGCATGCGGAAGGACCAGCCCGAGTTGGGGTCAATCCCCAATGCGGCGAGCAGCATACCCAGGCGGACGTTCTTGGTCTTGTCGTTCATGATGAGATTGCCCTCGGAATCGAGGTCCAGCCAAATGGACAGGTCCGCCGTGGGTTTGTCATGACCGACGGCCTCCCGCGCCCGCTCGTCGTCGATGACGAAGGACAGGGTGAGCTGGTAGGAGGGTTCAGTGCGGTCGGAGTCTTCCTTCGGGTCGAACTTGCGCACCTTGACGGAGCCCTCTTTGACGGTGCCAATGGCCTCGTCGATCTCAGGGATGAGGGGGTACTCCGTCGGCAGTTCGCCGGAGAAGCTGCGGTCAAGGAAGGTATCAGGGTCGAACGATCCCATAGTGTGTTGCCTCCAAGTTGGTCTGTGTTAGGGTCTGATATCGCGGGCGGTATTAGCCCCCGTTTGCTTTGGCGCGCCAACTCTCAATCAGCGCGCCAAAACCCGGCTTCAGCTTGTCACTCTGCGGAAGGTTGCGGGACTTGGCAACCGCGCCCTCAGGGACAACGGACCAAGTAAAGGTCGCACCCTCTCGGCGTTGCAGAATGACATCTGAGAAGATTTGCGGAAGCTCCGGGCCGATAGCCCTTCCGAGCGCATTCGGCACGGCTTTTCGGATTCCGTATTCCACGTCGTAGTCGATGTGGGAGACGAGCACAAAGTGGCAGCGCGTCAGGTTGCAGAGGGAATCGATGATGGCGATTTCCTTCTTCTGGGATGCGCCCCATTGAGGTTGGCTAAGGGCCACTGGCTCGCCTACCATGAACTGCATTGCGATTTTGTTCAGGCCGGTGAGGGAGTCGATGACGATAACGCGATCCGTCCCCCATTCTTCGACTGAGCCAAACTCCTTCCCATTCTGGTCGACGAAGTTGTCCAGGGTCTCAAGGAGACGGATGTATTGGTCATATTTGACCTTATTGGGGTCGTTGGTTCGTTCCTTGAGGGAGTTCCAGGACAGCGGGGCAATTTCCTTTGCGGCCTTCGCCATGTCGCGGAAGGAGCTTGCGCCCGGAGGGATATAGGCCCAGTGGACTTTGTCCGGGTCGATCTCCGGCCACGGGCAGTTGGGGAACTTCGGGGCCAGGTTTTCCATACTGGGCTCGGTGAAGATGACGAAGAGTTCCAGACCGGCCTCCGCCACAAGGGAGCGGAGGGATGTGGTCTTCCCTGAGCCCGAGTCGCCCATGAGGAGAACGTTCACGCCATGAGTCAGGTAGTTGTTAGTCATAGGGGAGTATACCTCGCTCTAGTAGGGAGAGAGTGTGGAGTAGAACTTCCTTAGGTATATAGCCTGCCAGTACGCGACCTTGGGATATTTCATAGTCTGACAGCAGGTGCCCACCGCCGCACTGGGGACAGGGTTCCATAGTAGCAGTAAATGCGTGTTGACATCCAGCAGTCTGTAGATGAGTAATGCTCCCCCAGGGAGTTCCACAGACTGGGCACACAAATACGGTCGACCAGAGGACTTTATTGCAAGCATGGGTCGTTCCGATTCCGAGGAAGCGTTCATAGGGGTATGTGATCCGGTATGCCGTCTCAACGAAGATTGCTTGTATGTCCATAGGTTCGCACAAGTTTGCGCAAGTAGGACTCGATTTCAGGGAGAAGGGCAATCAGCTCCGCAAATGCACGGTCTTCGATACCGGAGGCAAGTACCCTGCCAGGCGTGTGGGTGTCGCAGATGCAATAGTAGTTGCCTTGCTTCTCCACGCGAAGTGGGAAGATGCTAAGGTTCGACCGCGTGTAGAGGGCGAGGATGTCGTGGATTGTTGTCATAGATGCTCTACCTCCACGGGAGACCAAGTGCGTTCCTGATATGCGCTGAAGTTCGGTACGGCTGGGGTTTGGGTCATGCAGAGATCCTTATACCCGCAGCCACCATATTGGCTACACGGCTCCCCCCAGGCGCGGTGGAAGCGGAGGGATTTCCAATCCGCGACAATCTGCCGCACGGTGTGGAGGAGTGAGTCATACCAGTCGTCGAGCTTCCACTGTGGGGGCATGAGAATTGTGTCGGCATAGTGTAGCTTCGTCTTAAGGATTCCTGCTCCGCGAACGATTGCCCCACGGACGTTGATGCCGACTTCCCGTGCGCCCCAGATGTAGCCAAGGAGCTGGCCGCGGGTCTCCCACTTCTCTGCCCAGGACTCGCCCATGGAGCCGGTTGTCTTGTCGTCGTAGACAAAGGGGCGAGCGTCGCCGGCTTGCATGATGGCGTCGAAGCGACCGGCGTAGAGGATTGGGTCGCCCGTCTCGGGATTGGAAATAGGCAGCGGGACGACAAAGCCGAATTCCACCGCAAGGGAATCGTGTACCTTCGCCGGCGCGAATGGGTCGATGTTCGGCGTGCCGAAGTAGTCGAAGTAGCCGAGGAAGGCGTCGATTACGCGATAGTAGGGCTTCTTGCCGTCTGCTGGTTCGAAGTCCCCGTAGGTCTTTATGATTGCTTCGACGCCACGGTGGACAGCGGAGTCGAAGTCGAGGCCTTCCTCGTAGTATGCTTTGCGGTAGGCACGCATCCCGTCCGCATAGGCGCCGCCCGCAAGTAGATGGACGGATGGTACAACGGGAACGCGGTTCGCGCAATATTCCCAGAAGAACGCTCGTGGGCAGGAGCGATACTTGTCAATCAGGCTCGACGACAGAGCTTCTGGAAAGCGAGGAGTTATGTCCGTCGCCTTCACGAGGCCGGATAATGAGAGATTTGCCTGACCTGTGGAAGGAGACTCGGTATGCAAGTTTTGCATCTTCTATTCTTTCCCCTTGTTCGTAAGCGCGGCGGAGGGAAGAGCGGTAAGAATAGAACTCCGCTTGAAGGCGGCGCACCGCTTCCTCCGACGGCAGTTTGATTACGAGTTCCCCAGCGTCCAACGCTTCGCTGACGAGGTAAAGGAAGTCGTCGGGGATGTTGGACCAATGCTTGACGTCAACCATTCAGGAGGTCGTCGAAGTTGGGAAGGGTTTCCTTCTTTCGTCGTGCTTTGGGCTTCTCAGCCGCCCGCCGCTCCTCGCGAAGGATGTGCCTGCGGAAGGCTATTGCCTCCGCAAGCTCCTCGTCAGTGTATTCCTCGCCGGCAAGGATTCGCCGGCGGAGGTCGTTGAGTTTGTGGATGTCGAAGTCGCTCGCGCTCACCTGTTGGTCTCCTCCAAATTGGGGTCCATTATACCACCGTTGTTGCGAAGGATCAAGTCAAGGAGCTGCGTTGCAACGCCCCTCGTTTCCTTCATACCGTGGTTGGCAAGGAAATGCAGGCCGGCGATGAGCAGGTCGCGGTCGATGGTCTCCGCGCCTTTCAATCGCGCGGCGATCTGCTTGTGCGCGTCGGAAGAGTGCAGGGTGTTCCAAGCGCGAAGGAGGTGGGTAATGAGGCTGCTCCGCGCGCCATGTGGAATGCGGTCGAAGAGCGGGTCGCGGAGAAGCTCATTGTTTACCTCGAGGACGTCCTGCGGGACGTAGACTCGGAGCTTCATCGTTGGCATGGTTTTCTTAGGCATTGTTTCCTCCAATAAGGGTGAGAGAAAGTTTGGCTCGAGTATAAGCGACGTAGCGGAGATTGTCTTCCTGGAGGAAGTCCTCTTCCGTCGTCGCGAACTTGGAGGGCATGAGGCCGGGGTAGAGGATGTATGTGAAGTCGGCCTCGTCGCCCTTTGCACGATGTATTGTGGAGAGGGTTACGCCGCCGTCGGTGGAAAGGAGTGCCTTTACTGCGTCGAGTAGGTCGCCGACGGTCGAGAGATTCTCATCCTCCGCAAGGGAGGCGTAGGTGGTGTAGAGTTCATCCAGGGCCGCCTTCTTCCTCTCAGGTGCTTGGTTGATTTCGACTTCCAGCAGGCGGAGGAACTTCTTGATTGGCGTCGTCCGCTTGTGCTTGGAGAGGCGGCTGAGGATGTAGCGTCCCAATGAGGTTCGGATGCGCATGGGAACTTTGTGGCGAAAGAGATAGAGGCCGAAGGAGAAGAGCGGGCCGTTGTTGCGACAGAGAAATAGGGCGCGGGCGGGAATTTCGTTGTATTCGGGAGTGTGGGGAATGGTGATTACTTCCCCGTCCGTAGCCTCGGGGGCGGCCTGGATGTCAGGGACGATTCCTTGCGCAGCGCGGATGACGGCCTTCGAACAGCGATAGGAAATCGGCATAAGGAGGCGCGTTGCGGAATGGGTGTCCGCAAGGAGGTCCATGCTGTTTGTAGCCGCGCCTCGGAAAGCGTAGATGCTCTGCCGCGGATCGCCGCAGATGATGAGGCGGCGAGGGGAAAGCTTCTCAATAATATGGTGCTGTATGGGGTTGAGGTCTTGGGCCTCGTCGACGAGGAGAATGTCGGGACGAGGGAGTGGGATGTCCCGCAGGAAGGGCAGCTCTAGCATGTCGTTGAAGTCGATTGTGCGAGTGTCGGACTGAAGGAGCTCCAGGATGCGAGGCAGGTAGTTGGAGAGGGTTGCCTGCTCATCGTCCGTAAGGGGCGCGGCGGAAAGTTGGGATTCCCAGTCGTAGTCGTCGTCCAGGCCGGCGCAGTTCGCCCGGGCGAGGTCAAGCTGGCGATTGGCCTCGTAGTGGATGTCCTTATGGCGGGAAGGGATGAGTTGGCGAATCGTGTCGAGGGCTTTCCTCGTGTCGATTTTGACTTTGAGTTTCTTACGGACGGCAGCCAGGCAGAGGGAATGGAAGGTTGCGACGTTTGTGCCGGGCATCCTCGCCTTCATGGTTTCTGCGATGTGTTTGTTGAAGGCAAGGGCATAGACCTCCGATAACTCGGGGGCGACTGAGGCGAGGTGGGTGAGGATGGTAGTCTTTCCACTGCCCGCCCGCGCGATGATGGAAAGGTTTTCCTTAGTCGACGTGAAGGCGTCGATAATCTTCTGCTGGTAGTCGTCGAATTGCATTGTCGTCACCTGTCGGAAATGAGTTGTGCTGTCTTCTTGTTCAAAAGGAGGCCGAGGCCGGCGATATCCCCGCGGTCGTAAAGTGGGAGGATGTCACGCAAGGGGATGAGGAGGAAGTTGCAGCGCGGTTCCATGAACGTCAAATTGACATAGGTGCATGCGCCGGGGGCATAGGTGAGGAAGCAGGTATCAACACCCTCGTCCATGTCCGCGCGGGAGATAGTTGGTTCGTCGTGGAAGAATGGATAGAAGCATGCGCAAAGTTGCTCGATGCGCGTGGGGTTCTTTGCGATGAGAATTTCATCCGCGACGTCAACGTGGAGTGGAATTGTGATTGTGTATGACATCAGTCGTTGTCCCCATAGGTTGCCCAGGAAGATGCGATGTCGTGTGCCTCGTCCTCAATGGTGGCGGTGACGCCGGAAGAGTCGAGGCTGTGGATGATGAGGCGGCCGACGGCTGCCACGTCGTTCTTCGCGATGGCGACGGCGAGGTCTTCCAAATCGCGGTCGGAAGTGAATCCTTCCGCGAGATCGTAGAAGAAGTCCAGCGGGGTGTCGAGAATATGGCGTGTCCAAGCCTTCTCACGGGCGGCGGGAAGGTGGGACTGGATGTCGTCGTTGGTCATGGTTAGTCCTCCTGTGAGTAGATTGCTTCTTTGGTCCAGCGAAAGGGCCAGTCTCCACATTCTACGAGGCAGATGTCGTAGATTACCTTGCCTACGCGAATTGCGGCGTAAGGGAATTGCTTACGGCATTCTACCATATAGAGAAGTGAAGTGGAGTTCATCTTGATGGTGTGGTATTCTCCGCCCTCCGTCTTCGTCGTTTCAACGGGGACTTCGTGTGTTTGGTTGTCGCTGAGGCGAATGACCTCTCGGCGGAAGTCGCGGAAAGTGGGCATCCTTTGTGTGGTGACGAGGATGAGTTGGCGACACGGCTGCCGCTTGCATAGGATGTCGCACTTGGCATGAGGGAAGAAGATATCTGTAGTCACGAAGTAGTCAATCTCTTGTCCGTACTTGAGCCAAAGGTGGCGGTACTCACAGTCGCGCCACTCTTCGAGGATATCGAGTTCGTGTTGTGATAGCTGGCTGAAGTCTTTTGTTGCGAGAGCTTGTGCGATGTGCTCTGCGACGGTGTAAAGGTGGTGTGGCATAGTTAGTCCTCCTTGTTGCGCAGGTCCTGGAACTTGTCCTTGGGGCACCAGATTGTATGTCCGTGGCACAGGTCGATGCGTACCTCGTTGCCAGAGGTGCAAAAGGGCTCTCCAAAGAGCGGGCACCAGTCGCCACACGGAATCATTGCTTCACTGCTACCAACGTAGCTAAAGGGGCAAAATTGCTGCTTCAGTTGGGCACCCCTCTTCACTTTTAGGTATCCACTGGTGGTGATTTGGATGTCACGGTCGTGATCTTCCATTTTTCAGTCCTCTTCTGTCTTTATACGCTTGTTCCACAGGCGTGTTGCCTCTGTCCGCCAGTCCGCTACATCCGTGCGGATTGCTGGTCCTTGAGCTCCGCACTTATTGCATAGCGTGAATCCATACTCATCATCATAGGTAAACTCAGCTATGGGAGCCAGATCCAGGCTTCCGCAAAATGGGCAAGGGTTGACTTTGACTCGTTCTGTTGGCATGGTTAGTCCTCCTTCTGTTCTGCGCGCGGCACCAATCCCCAATGAGAATATTCTCCAATCTCCCAACCTGTCGTCAATGATCACTTTCATGACTGATCTCCTAAATTGGCGGCAACCTCACCGGCTGACTCGGCGCCCAGCGTTACCGCTTCCCCACGCCGCAGCCAGCAAGGTTGCCATTACTCCATGCAATCGTCGCAAACCCACTTCTCATCGTCGAAGAGGAAGAAGTTGGGCTCTGTTGCTTCGCAGACAGCGCACTGCTGGGGGTCTTCAAGTCCAGTTGCCCAAGCGCCGTCGTACCAGACTCCCGGAATAGAAGTGAGCTTTTTGACAAGTGGGTGTTGTTCAGCGCGCTCTTCCGCCTCGTCTTTGGACTCGGCGGGGATGAGAATGAGTGCGCCGAATTGGATCACGAGGGGGTAGTGTTTCATGATTCGCGCTCCTGTCTAGGGGTTGCCTTCTTGAGCCCTAAATAGACTCGCCTTGCAAGCGGTCCCTTGCATGGACACCGCTCAAGTCTTGTCATAATCTTTGCATCTGTTAGATTGAGAGCGTATACAACAGTTTCATATTCGCATGCTAGGTACGGTCCGCCAGGTAGCGTTGCATGGTCGTGTTGCTTCGCTATACGAAGGCGGTTGCGGATTATGTCTGCGTCGATAGCTGTTAGAGGCTTTTCGGTGTGAACAAGCATTTACTGTGTACCCCTTTCCGATTAGATCTTTGGCGCATCCACATACCTGTGGCGAAAGTTGTCAATCCATTCTTCGATTGCTGCTACGCGCTCTTCTAGGGTCATGCGTTTTCGTATTTCCTTGAGTTCCTCCGTGCGTCGTCTAACCTCTTGCTCGTAACAACGGGCGCACTTTAGGTTGATGTGAATGGTCTTGCCTCCGCAAACGGGGCAGTGTTCTTCGCATTTGGACAGATGCCGCCATTCTCGTCGATTTCTTCCTGATGCAGGATAGCACCTGCAAGGCTGAGGAACATCCGATTGCATTGTGCGCATGTCGGGCCGAGCAGGGTTTGCTTGATGTCAGGCAGTTCTATGTTCACTTTAGTCTACTCCTGTGATTTATGGAGCGCTTGGGCTAGCAGCGCCTTGCTCAGCAGGAATTTGCCAAGCTCTTCAATTCGGTATGCATCTATCCCGTAGAGGTCTTTAAGTGCTTCATTCGCGACGTCTTCAACTATAAGCCCGACCGCGTTTACTGAGCAAATCTTCCTTGATAGGGTAAGAAGGAGTTCTCGCAGTGCTGTTGGATCTCTAACGACGCTATTGATAATGTCGTCCAGAGTCGCCGTAGCGTCTAACTCTTTCGAGAGTTTGATTGGGATTGTGAATTGATTAGTCATCTGTTTGCTTGCCTCCTGTAGTTGCAGTTCCGTATTGGAATTTTGTGCCTTCGTTTGTGACGTCGAAGCGGACGCGCTGCCCGCAGTAGGGACAGTAGTCGTGCGTAAGGCCCGTTGACCACTGGACGGGCTTCGTTACCCACTCTTTGCCAACCCAAAACAAAGCTACATCAAGTCTGTTCTCGCATGAGGGACATGCAAGGACATGGCGAATATGACTGATCGGGACTATCATGGCTTGTCTGGCTCCTCTCCGTTCAGTGTGGGCGTGCAGTCTACTGCTTCACTGTCTACTACCCTGACGTTGAGTTGGCAGCGGGAAAGGGTCATGATGAGAATGCTTAGTACCATCAAGATGACAGCGATTCCGAGTAGCTTGTCGGTGTTCATGGCTTGTTACCTGGTTCCGATGTAGACGAGGAGCGCAATCGTGCCAATGGAAATGAGGGCCGACAGCGCGTAGATTGTGATGAAGGCGATTGTGTCGATGGTCTTTGGGCTGAGTCGTGGCATGGTTTGGGTCTCCCTGTTGGTTACTTTACAATGGGGACGAGGCGCACGTAGAGTGGACGCGCGTTGTTGAAGTCGACTTCCAAGCGGCGGCGGACGGCGGACATAAGCCAGAATGTGCCGTCGAGGTGCTTCGGCATTGCTGGCCCGGAGTGGGCAAGCAGAGGATAGCTGAGGTCGTGCGGTCCGTCCCAGCCGGCGATGATGAAGTGGGCCGGTCGGCGAAGGGGGACGTCGGAGACGACGGCCATGATGAGTCTGCATCGCTGTCCGACGGCTTGGATAACGAGTGGCGCGCATACGGCCTCATTTTTGTCGCTTGAATCGGTGTTGTAGTAGAACATAAGCGTATTGCTTATGTGGTTTGTGGGGCCTCCGAGGAAGTAGCGTTTGAGCATGGTTGTGAGCTCCTATAACTAAATGATGCCCTTGCGGAGAACGACCGGGCCAGCCGGGGAACCATCAGGGTCTCCGCTCCCTGGGCATTGGGCCTTACTTCAAAGTGTCCACCACCACGTACTTGTCCGCGTTGGCGCGGTACTCGCAGCCGGCGACCTCGAACTGGTAGTTCGGGGCATCGGGGCCGACGTAGCGGACCACGCGGATGGGATCCTTCGCGCAATCCAGCGGCTCGACGCCGTGCTGGGTGCCGAAGTAGTAGGGGGTGGCGATGAAGGCCAGGGCCATCGTCAGGCCGTGAAGGATGGTCGGGAGCATGGTGCTTCTCCTCTACTGTGCCGCACTCGCTGCCCCGTGCGGCTTGGGGCGGATTATGTAGTTTGTCTGTAGGCAGACAGCGTTGTATGTCCTTGCCGTGGGGTAGGCACACTCGCGTAGCTTGTTGAGTGTAAGTACTTCACCTTTCCACAGGGGCGGGACGTGGACGGGAATTTCCGTCACTAGGGCTGCCCGCCGTGCGAGGCCCAAGGAAATGGGGTCGCTGGTGATGATGTGTCTGCCCCAGACGTCCTCGATTCTGGGGGACGCTGTGGTTGGGATGTATTCCTCACCAATAAGGTCGACTTCGCGGAGGTAGTCCGTAAACGCGGGGTGCTGGGAGACGACGATCTTCGGCGCCTCGAAGCGAGCCCGCGTGAGAATTTTCCTCCCGATGCCTGGGAGGGTGAGGGCATCTAGTTCGTCCATGGCGAGGACGTCGGCTACGGAATGCCTCGACGCCAGACCGTGGTCGCGTAGGGCGCGGGCGATGGCGCGAGTGTAGTAGAATGGGTCGCTCATTTCTTGGACCTCCGTAGGCGCGGGGTGGGCAGGATGCCGCGGCTGTGAAGGTCGTCGATGGTTTTGCGAAGGTAAGCATCGACGTCCTTCTTGGTGCCGAGGCGCCAGCCGGTTAGGCCAATGGCGGGGATTTCGTAATTCCACCCGCCGAGGGACTTTGAGGTGATGCGGTATTCTTTTCGCATGGGGGTTATTTGATGGTTCGAAGGAGTTTTGCAACGGCCTTCGCCTTTTCGCGGTTAGTCTTGTAGGCGCGCGGGAAGGCGAAGTCGATAAGGGTGCGAATCTCGGCCTTCGACAGGTGCGTGCCGTTGATTTTGTATGGCTTGGGGCCGCGGGTGTAGAGAAGTTTCATCATGCGGTACCTCCCTGGGCGGCGCTGGTGGCGAGGGATTGGAGCTTGAGGATGACTTCGCGTCGGAATTTGCGCTTGGTGAGGATGGGGAAGCAAATTCCCGCGATGCCGTTTGCCTGCATGGTCTGCGCGACGCCGGCAAGTGGGATGTCGGCGTTGGTGACGTGGATGCGCGGGTCGACGCCGGGATAGGGAAGGGTGAAGAAGACGACGTCGAGGTCACCCAATTTGTCCTTCCCTTCGGCGAGGTAGGGCTGTAGGGTCGCCATGCAGAGGGAGTAGGCTGATTGGTACTCGGTGAATGTCTGTTCGGCTATCATGGTGGTGTCCTCCATTAGGCGGTGGTCCCTTCTTGCGGAGGCAGGGTTGTGACGGTCTGCGGGACGACTTCGTTGATGATTTGGAGGATGTCGTCCAGGTGCTTCCGCTTGAAGGGAATGGTGAAGAGGACGGTTGCGGTTTTGTGTTCGACTGCAAGTTCGGCGAAGAAGTCGAGAAGTCTGATGTCCGCATCGCAGTAGAAGAGGATGCGGTGGTAGGTGTCCTTCCCTGCCATGACGAGGATGAGGACGTCGGTCAGGAGGTCGTCCGCTGCGGGAAGGTAGTCGGCCATAGCGGCGGCGAGTTTGTCGTAGAGGATTTGGTCTGCGGAAGTCATGTTGGTGGCTCCTTAGTTGAGTTCCTCGATGAAGGTGAGTTCGTCCGGGTCATCGAAGAGCGAGGTGATGGAAGGCTCTTCTTCGTAGGTCCAGCCTGCGGGACGGGGTAAGGCGAGGGGCGTCCCGGGGGCCGCGGTGCGCGGTAGGCAGGCGGGACAGGTGGGGGTTGTGCGGTCCCGGTATTCGACCCTCCGTGGGGTGAGGAGGGCGGCCTGCTGCTCGGTGTGGGAGAGGCCGGTCCAGGGGATGAGGATGGTGTAGGGGTTCTTGAGGCGGTTGGGGACTGCGATCTCGGCGTAGAGGCCGGCTTCCCACGGGCAGGTGTACTCTTCGCCGCAGGAGGTGCAGCGGGTGCGGGTCCAGATGAGGCGAAGGGCGATGGGCCTGCGGCTCTTTGGATGGAGAAGGAATTTCCTCCGTTGGTCCTCCGGGGTGGGAGGTGGGGTGTAGCGGGGGATGCCCGCCTTGGGCTTGGACTTCGCCTTGGGTTTGCGGGTCCGCTTTTCTTTGGAGAGGAGTTTGCCGAACTCCTCGAGTATGTCGTTGGTCATGGCGTTTGGCTCCCTTTGGTTGTGGATTTGGTGGGGGCGCGGCGGCCCCTAAATGGGGGTATGATACCATAGGCGGTACCGGGGGCGCAAGTGGGGGCCGTTTTGCGCGCCCGGCTTATATAGGTGGATAGCGGCCATGTATAGGTCCGTAGGTGCGTAGGTCCGTAGGTTACATGAGCCACAATTCTAGGGCGATTTCGTACTTTTCTTCCGGCAGGATGAGAATCCTTGAAGCGAGGTTGGGTAGGGGGGATTCGGCATGTATTTGGCGCTGGTATGCTTCGGCCTCGCGCCGGTAGCGGAAGGGAATCCGAATTGAGGCGATTTCGGGGTTGAGAAGTTTTTGGGTAATTTCGTCCGTTGTTGGGCGGTGCATGGGTGAGGGCCTCTTTTAGTTGTCTTCCAAAATTGACTTGGGGTCGAAGGGTTGGGTGGCTGCCTCTTGGATTTTTGCGCTTTCGCCCATGAGGGCGTCGAGGATGCGCGTGTTGAGGATGCTTTGGTCTTTGGGAGCCAAGATGAGCGCGGGAGGGGATTGCTGCACAATGAGGTTGCGCATGGCGAGGGCTTCGGCGAGTTTGGGATGGGTGGGCTTGAGCGCTCTCCTATAGGCGTAGAGGGAGCGGCGAAGGGTGTAGGCTTCGGAGGTTGTTTGGGTTGGGATTGTTATGGTGTCGGGGTCGGAAAGGAGTCTTTCCGCCAAGAGTTTGTAGGCGCGGCCGTATTTGTCGGGGTCACGGGAGTATGGCATGGTTGGGGGCCTCCTTGTGGGGTGGAGTGTGCCTTTGGGGCCTATATTATAGCATAGGTGGGGGGATGGGGTGGGGGGATGGGGGGATTCTGCGGGAGGTGTGGGGGTTTGGGAAGGGGTGGGAGCGCGGAGGCGCGCAGCGCTGGACCGTGTTGGACCGTGTTGGACCGCGTCGGACCCTGAAATGGACCCTGGAGTAGTCGGATCGGGGGACCCCCCCTCTCCCTCTCCTTGCCCCCCTAAGCCTCGAAAAAAAAA